ATCATTTATATGCTAATTACCACGAGTGAGAATGGCGCGGAAAGTCTGTAAAACGTATCGCGGTTGGCTAGTCCGATCAACGAGTTTCATGTGTATCAATTCCAATACAATTCAGAAGCAGTAGTACATCTTCATTTTTTAGCGAACAAAAAATGTCGTCTTTTACTAAAATACGAATGGTAGAATACTCATTAGTAGAAAATGAGAATATTCGCAAATTAAAAGTCATTACGTCGTTACTTTTATCATAAGAATAATTCTCTGTGGGCAAGACTCCCTCATCATGCTTATCACACTTCAAAACCTTAGTTAGTGCGCAGAAGAAATGCTTTAACCCAGCTAATATGAAACTGTGCAAAGTGATTTTTGTTGCGCACATCCCGCTATGAGACATAGCTAACATTGTGGTGATGTGATTTGTAGCGTTTAACAACTCATTTCTATCATTTACTACTCTAACGACCATTTTCATACAGTCTATAAAACAGTCAACACCTGACAGACCCATCATTGCTGATAGTGTCACACTACTAAATTCTCGGTCTGATAATATACTTGACCCGTATTGATCATTTCCAACTACTCCATTTGCGTTATAATTTGATCCATCTCTTTCGTGAACTTGGACATTTCCTCGTCCAGTATCGACACTGTCGCGAATACTACTTTGTTCGGAATGCGACTCGCAGAGCGAGAAGCTCTTCCCATCACTTGAGGCATTACTGATAGGTTCAGGAGTGACGCCTCCCGATCCTTGGCCGTCGTTTTCCACCATTTCCGGCATATCTGACTCAAACAGTCCATTACATATATTGTTCGTTAAAAATTCCGGTTTAAATAGTTTATTAGTTACAGTAGTAACTGGTCCTGTTGTTATTGAAGTAATTGAGGCGCCACCGCTGGCGTTAGTATTCCTTGTTGCGTCTGGAGCCAACTTCTCTGTTGGTTGAGCAACTGAAGTCTTAGGTAAAGATGTATTTCTTGTATTCCGTTTCGATCTTGGAAGCTGTACACTGGACATTCCTATAGCATAACATGCC